TTAAAATCGTATTTGCGAAGGTTTTTTACCCTGGACTGTTTGTATTGCAGACAAAAGATCGTGATCTGACCAATTAATCCCGGTCATATTTGAAGTATTGCCACCGGCCCAGTTTATCGAAGTTAAGAATCCTTGTGCCGCTACCCATGCCTGTGTCGCATATCCGCTTAAAGCAGATGATATTAAACTCAGCACGTTTGATGATGTTTGGAATCCCAGAGGATTAGAAGTAGGATAAAAATAGTTCCAGTTTATTCCGGTCATATTGATGACTGTTCCAGATCCCCAAGGAACCGCATTTAAGTATCCAGCAGGGTTTGACGCTTGATAGAATTGTGCCCAGTTAATGCCAGTGCCGTTTATGATTGTTAATCCCGGCCAATTGATTGCAGAGTTAGGAATTAACGCTCCTGTCCAGTTGATGTTCCCATTTGGTAAAAGGAAGTTAGACCAGTTAATATTAGATCCCATTATTTGATTAACCGTTGCCCAATTAATATTTGAACCCGCAATATCCTGAATACTTGACCAGTTGATATTCTTGTCCTGAACGATCTTTGAAATTGCCGCCCATGTTGCTGCATTTAGATATACGCCGTCATTATAAAAACCGCTAACGTTCACGCTTGACTGAATACCGCCGATCTGATTCCAATTAGCTCCCGTGATATATCCAGGCCCGTTAGTGAACTGATTTAGGTTTGTTGGGAAAGTTGCAAGCGATAAATCTCCCCGGAAATATTGATATATCGTTCCCGTCGTAATAGTTCCTTGCTTCCCATTAAGCGCGGACCAAAGGTCTGTCTGATGAGAAAGAACCCCGCCAATATCTCCCCAATTCCCACCACTACCGGCAGAACCTTGAACTTGATCTAAGGTGTTGAGTGCCGCCTGTACCGTGCTATCAGTTGAGTTTAGATTCTTGCTGAAAGAACTGGTATTGACCGTTATGTCTTTGGCGGGTGTTTGCGTTGCTCCCCACGATACGGAAGAAGATAATATTAGAATAAGATAAGAAATCAGAAAGTTTTTCATAATACCCCTTAGTTTATGTTGTTTAAACTCCCGTAATATAACTAACCTGATCCGTTATTCTCCACCATCCCTGACATAATAGGTAGTTGCAAATGCGGAGGGTGAAAATAAAAATAGGAGTATAATAATTCTATTAACCATGCTGTGTCCAATTGTTTAAAACTACATCATTGAAGAAAGTATTAGTTGATGTGGCAGAAGTTCCATACTTAAATACTCCTATATCCCAAGGGACTGTTCGAGTTGCTCCAATTATGTCATCCGTAAATGTTCCTGATAAATCTGTTCCAACGCCAATTAAAGATGAGCCTGATGTAAGTGTAAAATTCTCACTCCCTGGTGTTATATTTGTGAATTTTGCGCCACTCGACGTAGAATATGCAATGCTTTGTAGTCCAGCTGTCCCTGTGGTATCTGAGGACGCCGAAGTAATCATAGTAAAACCATTACCAGAAAAATACGCAAGGCCGCTGGCGCTGGAAGCGTAGCAGTTCTTAATAGTTGCGTTATTATAAGAATAAAAAGCCGCCGAATTACTACCATTTATAAATACATTATTATAGAAAAAACCTTGACCATTGTTAGTTACCGTTTCTACTGTATTTGTTTGACTACTCGCTCCAGAGATTGCTACCGAATTTTTTAATGTAAATGGCCCGCCAGCATATACATATAGAGCTCTCTCAGGACTTGCTCCAGATGAATACAAAACCATCCTATTAAGGGAAATATTATTATTATTTACTCTTAATGTTCTGGCATTATAGCCATTGGAACAAATGGAATTTAATTGTAATCCTGTAATATTTACATAATCAGAATTAATCTGCATGGCATCATTGTTAGTTACCTTTAATCTATAATACGGCGAAGCGTCTGACCAATAGCCAGGATGAATAGATGATCCTGATGTTGAAATTGTTAGAGTATTTGTCCCTGTGAGAGTAATCCCCGTAATATTTACCGCCGTCGTATCGGCAGATGCCCATGTTCCGCTTATCGTGATTGTTACAGGGCCAGCAGGAACGGGGTGATTAGCTATTAAATCTGCAATAGCCCCTTGAAGCGTGGTAAAATCTCCACCCGAAGGCATAACAGTATAATTCGGATAAGCCGCCCACGCCCCACTCGCCCACAACATCAATGCTAAGAATAAAAGTAGTTTTTTCATATCCCACCTATTGGAAATTAAGGGTTGCACAACAATCATAATTAGTTCCGTCATACATACAGCTTATCCAGTCCCAAGCATTAGCCGTCGTGGTAAGCGTCGGGGCCGCGTTCCCGCACCAGTGGAGGTTCGCAATATTCACGGTGCTGGGCAATGGCCTGCTCCCCGTCGCGTCTTGTTTGATCTTCAAACGTACTATTGTCGGACTTGACGGTGCCGTCCAACTCATATACGCCCCGGTCGAAGTACCTATTCCTACATTCTGAATATTTCCTGTAAGATAATTAATTGTCGCTGTCCCTATCCCAATATTGGAATTATTATAGACACTACCAAAACCAAAGAGATTGTTTACTCTAACTGAACCATTAACGTCCAGTTTTTGCCCTGGATTTGTAGAACCTATGCCGACATTGCCATTCGTAATCGTCATAGTCGGTGTAGCATGTTGGTCAACATAGAAATTAATATTGCCCGCTGGAGTTCCCGCAGTAACCTGACCTGTTCCTATATCTGTCTCTGCGTCCGTATTGTAAATTGATAGGGCGTTGGGATTAGCGAAGTTAATATTCGTTACTCCACGATTAACTGCTGTGCCAGAACCGTTCATATAAATCTGACTGTAATGAGTCGTATTAGTCATGTTGTCGCCACCTACAACCAAACCTCCTTGACCATTGGAATTTAAGTCCTGAACTATAACCTGGCCGTAATTCTGTGACCCTGACGTTCCTACAAATGAACCCCACGTAGAAGGATAGCTTGCAAGGCTCAATGGAGTTCCTACAAACATTCCTGCGCTTGCCCCTAATATTCTTACTGTACCTACCACATCAAGAGCTTGTCCTGGATTCGATGAGCCTATGCCTACGTTGCCGCTGACCAATAAAGATGTAAGCGTTCCCGTTGATGTGATGTTTGGCTGTGCGGCTGTTGTTACTGTTCCGGCGGTTGTGGCTGAAGTTGCGCTCGTAGCCGTTGCCGCATTACCTGCCCATGTACCAGCTGTGCTGATCACTAGATGACTTCCAGATGTTCCTGAACCACTTAAAGGGCTGTCTGCGGTTACGGCGGTCAAATAACTCCCTGTGGCCTGTTTCCCCGATAGCCCCGTATCAACGTAGGCTGTTGTAGCTAATTTCGTTGAGCCGTCTGCCTGTGATTGCGTTGTGGCTGTTGTTCCGTTTGGAAGTGCTGGCGTTCCTGATAGATTAGACGCTGTCCCTGAAATATTACCATTGATAGTTTGAGTAAACGTCTTTGTCCCTCTGATTGTCTGGGCAGTACTAAGCAAGTCTAAATCAGTCCAGTTGCCAACAATATTAGGATAGATCGTCGTTAAGTCAGTAAAGTTTACTCCGAGGTTGCTCCCTACTGTACCACTACCAATTAGCGAAATATCGTGAGATACCCCAGTTAAAAATCCCTGTAAATTAACCCATGCTTGCGTAGCATATCCTGATAATGCCGTTGATATTGAACTGGCTACTTGTGATAACGTCTGAAATGAAGAAGGATTGCTTGCGGGATAAAAAGAAGTCCAATTAACGCCTGTACCATTCGTGATGGTTAAATTTCCCCAAGGGATAGTCGATGATGTTAAATATCCCATGCCTGTCCAGGGCGTCCCGGTCACATAACCAACACCCGCGACAGCCGCAAGCGTGGTATAGCTGTTAGGATTAGATGCCGGATAATAATAAGATGCCACCTGACCGTTAAGCTCTGCTGAGTTTGCCGCCGTACCGCCAACAGGAAGGTAAACACCAGAAGGGTTCCCCCATCCATAAGCAGTTTGACCGTTATTAATTCTTGAATCATTACCTTGCGCGATAGTTCCCGAAGCTGTCCCGAAATTAGATGCCCAATTGCCCCATCCGTAGGCGGTGTTCCAGTTCCCTGAATTGTTTGTAAAGCAAGATCCCCATGCAGACACGCCCATAGTCACCACTCCAGAACAGGAAGGATAGGGGATGCCCCCCCCGCCGCCCCCCGCCATCTGATCGATAGTAGCAAGGGCCGTCTGGACATCGGTGTCAGTTGAGTTGAGGTTCTTAGTAAAGTTTGACGCATTAACGGTTATATCCTGAGCGGGCGTGTGCATATTGGCAAAAGCCACGCAAGACGGAAGCAAAAATACCATTGAAAGAAGAATCAGTTTTTTCATATCCAGATACTCCCATAGACCACATCGCCAAGGTCAACGCCCTCTGACAATGTGATATAAAGACCGCCCGTGATCGAGAAATCACCGGTCATGGCGTTTTGCATTGTTCCGTTAACCCCTACAACGGCAGAAGGCGCGTCATTAAGGAATATCGGCCCAAATACTGTTTGACCATGAACCGTTGCCGTAAATGTAAAGTTTTGCATTTTCATTGCGTTGCCAATCCAAAGAATTTGTCACCAGCATTGAGTCCCGCGCTCATGGTGATTAGTGCTCCATTGACTGTATAATCACCCTCACCAACGGCCTGAATTGTCCCGTTTACAGCCACATAAATAATTGCCGTAGGAATAAATCCAATATTAAAGATCGTCTGGCCTTGCGTGGCGGTAAAGAAGAATGTCCGATAATTAAGCACTGAAGGGTTAAGATTCTGGCTCATGGCCTGAAAGAATCCCGCGAGCTTGTCACCTGCTGATAATACGGCATTCACCGTCAAGACATTCCCGCTTATCGTATAATCACCATTCAACTCATCTTGCATCGTGCCATTAATATTTAGAGAAAATAGGCCGGTCAATATCGGATAGGCCGGCAAAGTAAAAACAGTCTGCCCACCCGTGGCGATTAATGAGAAGTTCTGGAAGTTAGGGAATATCGGGAAGGCTGACTTGACCTTGATGATATTGTCCCTCTTTATAATAACGATTCCTTCATTAGCCATATCTCACCATGCCTTTATCTTAAATTGGTTTTGCGCTCCGATTAGACGTTCTACAAGACCCACCGCATTAGTAACTTTTACGCCGTAATCATAAACACCGGGAATCAAAGTTGAGGAGATAGAATTAGGAATATAAATGTTAATCTTTCCCTCCGGCCCATCAAGAATGATGTTACCGTTAGCGGTTGACACATCTACAATGATATTACCCGACGGAGTAAATATCCCGTTACCCACTTGCATTTCAACCGCATAACCAGAAAGATCAAGTGAATAGTCTACCCCGCAGACTTCAAACTCATATAAAATCGGTAAGTAGAAATCCTCACCAATATGCATTTCAAAAGGGATAATCTCCATGCGTTGCCCCTTCCAGTGATTAACTGCCTAATGCCGCTAACTGTGTCCTTAACGTGGCCGCCTGTGCTTCCCATGATGCCATCCGTGCAGTGTCCCCTGTCCTGATCGCCCGTATTGATTTGCTGTCAATATCGGCCAATTCTGCCAAGATTTGCGCCTTTTGTTGAGCTACCGTCAATGGGATAGTGTCAAGCACGATTGCATTTAAGGCTGCCTGACTTGCCACCTCAACAAAGGTTATCCCAGTGTCCGGGTCTGGATGATTTCCTACTGGCAATTCGTATTTTGAAATCTTTAAACCGTTTTGAACGTAATAACCAAATCCTGTTAAAATATTCAATGTGCCCTCCTTGTTAAGATCCTGATGGTAGCCAGAAAGCAGTATTACTTGTAGTGAATCCGGAAGTAATTATATAATAATCTCCTTTTTTTACTGAACAAACGAATCCCGCATAATTTATATCAGCGGTTCCTACATGTTGCTTTACACTGCTTGGACTAGAAGATGAATCCGTTGAAATAGAAGCATATTGAACTCCATTTCCACCAGAAATGCCCCAAAAATGAACCTCCCCATCTGTTGACGCTTGATATACGGTCCCTGTTGAAATAATTGTCCACGCCCCAAACTGATTCCCGCTAAGATTGAAATTAACACCGGGATTTATTGCAACTATCCAATAAGTTGTATTCGTGGGAATGAAACCAGAAATGCCAGCACCGGCCCCATCGTTGATGCATTGATAGATAATGCCGTTATATTGGCAAATGGAATAGTTAAAATATGTCGTCGCTGCATCGTATTCGGGGATGCCCATTTGGAAAATGTAACCGAGCATGTATCCAACCACGTATTCTATACAATTGAAATCTTCCAAGAAGGGCCTATTGTTTGCTACGGTTTCTGCCGCGAAGCCACGAAGCCATGCCGCCCCCGCTTGCAGAGTTGCGATCACATTTGTATAAACCGGACTCCCTGTTGCTGGTGTGCCGAATTCACATATTTCACTAGCAGCGTTGACAGTATTCCCAAATGGAATGTACTTTTGACGAGTTAATTTTGTTGCCATTTTATTTTCCTTTCATATAATTATAATTGTGTCACTGATACAGCCACGCCGCAACTATGCGGTAAAATATTTAAAAAATTAGCGATTGTCATAACCACATAATACGGTTCCTTAACTGAATAATTGATCTGCATAATCGACGGTTGAACCCCGCCACCCTGCACCGTTCTCATCACGTAGTTGGCATCAACGTGAGTATTTGTTCTATTAAACCCGACGCTGGCTGGCGTTCCATTTGCTCTTGTAAAATTAAAGAAGGTCTTTCCATTGTCCGGGGAAATAATATCTATATCCCCTTCAAAGTAACTCCATAATGCTTTCTTTAATTGAGAAAAACTCGAATAACAGTTATTGTAAATAATCTTTATTTTTATCAAATTCAATAATTCAAAGTCAGTGCAGGTATAAGTATTTTGTACCTGTGCTCTTAAAATATTATCAGCATCGCTAGGAGTTGTTGCCCGGTTAAATCCTGTACTCGCCGGATTAGGTAAAGTTGCTCTGGTAAAATTAAAATACGTTGCCCACGGATTAATGCCAAATATATTCCTGGGCACTCCCACGATCTTTCCGATGATGGTCAACTGCGCCCCTACTGCCGTATCAAGATTAAAAGACGTCGGGAACTCAAAGAATAGACCATCACACAAAGACTGATTAGCCACCATTTGAATCGTAGCATACGCTTTTGGCATACCTCGGTACTGGTAGATTAATAAATCCGAGTAAAAATTCTGTAGCGCTGTAAGTTTTTCTGGTGTCATTTTACGTATTCGTAATTAAAATATTACCCGTTAAAAGTACAAAATAATTTATAACCGCACTTGGTTTTACTGAATCAGTATAGCTTCCCGCGCTTATTGAAACCCCTGCGAAAGTTACTAAGAGGTCAGAACTATACGCCCTGACAAGTGCTGTGATCGATGTAATGTCTGCTACCTCATTAATTCCGAGGGTATAATTGTCTAGTAGATAACTTTGGATTGCCGCGTTATTAATTGCGCTGCCTGATAAAGATTCGATATTCAATGAGATTTGCAATACTTGTTGTTGGGCAATGTCAAAATATACCGGATAAAGAGAGCCATCAACCGGCTGGACAATATCAACTTCGGTGCTCCCCTTCATTCCGCAGCAATCGACATAATTATAAATCATATTGGCTATCTCTTGCGCAGTACCACCTTCCACAATAAACCAGATTGAATGAGCGCCTAGACCAATACTGTTTGACACGCCGGTGTTATTCTCATAAACCACGGCTTGCTCAACACCTACGATATTATTGAGGGCAGTATAGAGAGCTTGGGCTTTATGGGTAGACAATCCTGCAGTAGATTGCTGCCGTCGCAGTCTAAACTGCGCGTCCGTCTCTTGGTCTGCCCCATAGTTGTAAGGGGTACTTGGATTATTCACGGCCAATACTCCGGTCTGGGGCGTAACAATGGCCGTCACCGTATTCTGCACGATCTGGACAAAACCCATATTTGCAGCTTGGAAATTTAGCGTACTGGTTCCGCTTCCGATGGTTACGGTAGTAATTAAATAAAGCTGATTTCCATTCCCATCTTCGATGGTGAAAGGAGTTGACGCGCTCTGATCGTTGCCGTTAAGCGTTACGGACTGATTCGTAGTAACTACCACCTGCGTCTGGGTATACGTGCCACCCTTGCGCGTAATGCCGTTGTACTGCGCCACCCCATCCAAAGCCTGACCAACTGCCAAGTCAGGGTTAAAGGCGTTATAGATGCCTACCCCGAATTGCAGCATGTCCTCTTTGGATAATGCCATCAGATTGACTATCTGACCGTCTGGGGAATTTGAATCAAGGTTAATATCACTTCCATAAATTGTTATCCATCCCGGTGTACTGTCTGTCCCATTGGTGATATCGTTTAGGATTTCAGTATATGTTTGGATCGTTATTCCGTTTGCGTCTATCGTGTTTTGTCCCATTTTATGCACCCGTTGGGTTAATGATATTTTCCAATTTCTGAGAAAAATTACTGGTGAACTTGGTATTAATGTTAAAACTCAAAGACAGCACTCTATTTTTAAAAGATGCCGAAAGGCTATTGATCCTCAGTACCCCGTAAGATTGCAGTATTCTCGTACGCACATTCAGCTGTATCTGCGTGGCTGTATTGCTCTTGCCTAGGAGAGTAATCCAGTCAATACCTGCCTTCATATCCCACGGGCAATTTCCGAGAAAGCTGAGAAGCCTGGTCTGAATGTTCAAGGCTACCGCTTTCTGCCCGGACAAGAAATCACTCTTGCCATGTCCCATATTCCAGTCCCCGTTAGAATCCAAAGATCTTATTATCATGCCGAATTAACCCCCGCGTTACTTGCTATAATTATTGCCCCACATCCAGCCACCGCCCCGGATGTAACTATCTTTTTTCCTTGCACATGGCCTACCATCGTGATCGCCGTTACTGGGGTTGTTCCGTGGTACGGAATTGGGCACGAATGTAAACACAGATCTACACAAATTGCCGTACCCCTTAACTTAACGGTACCATCCTGATTACTGGTTATCAGGACTCCCCCATGTGAACTGCCATCCCCTAAAACCGCTATCGGTTGTGCGCTCATATTAAGTTTATGCTAGTCCCGGTTATAGTAATGTTGCCCAATGGATCAATCGTTAATGATCCTGACCCGAAAGCCAGCTTCAATCCATTGAAAAAAGGAATCGGATTATTCTGAGGTCTTACCCCTATAAATACTAAAGCGTCATTCAGATCGTGGACTCTGGTACTATTCGGAGCCGAGTTAGGGCTTCCCGTGGTCCACCAGGTATCAATATCCCGATCATTAAAGAGTATGACGCATTTATCGCCCTGGGCCGGGGTAATTGTCAAATAACCCGATCCACCCGAAAGGATCATCAAAGGGCATTTCACTAATAGCGGGTACGGCACTTTCTTATCTGTGGCCTGATCATTGCTTGGAGCACCTACCGGAACAGCCCCGTAGATTGTCCTCAGGTAGTTTACCTTGACATTGACCGTCTGATCTGCGCTATCGTAGGAATCAACTGATCCAATCGCAATACAGTTGATCTCGCGCTTAATGTCATCCTTGCGGTCAAAAATGTAAGAGGCCATGTCTTGTGGTACGAATTTAGCGTTATTTCCCATTTATGAAACCTTTGGTAGTCCTTTGTTAATGATCTGCTTCCATTTGCCCGGCGGTATTAAAAGGAATAATTTAGTGACGCATTTCCCGTTTACCGCTCCCGATATAATCCCACGGTGTTCTAATCCCATGACCTTATAAACCCCGTTATAAACCGTGTACGAGCTTTTTAACTGAATCTGCTGTCCGATATTGATATTTGGCTCAAATAGAATGTCTACAGTTAGCCAAGATTCGGCTTTCTTGGGTGTTGACAAGAGGCCGGTTGATGAATCTATAATCGTAATCCCACCCACAAAGTATTCACTCGGACTTAAAACATGGATCAGTCCATTATCAATAAAAGCGTTTTTCCCTGTTTCTTGCTGCAAAAGTGACCATGTGGGACCAAACAATGTCCGCCCCCTTGCGTAACTTCCTGACACGGGAGAGATATACCCAACTCCCAGGTTTGAATCAGTGCCAGTCAAAGTATTAACTAAATTATTTACTATCGCCTGCTTCGGTCGATTCCCCTGCAATGTCGTGTTTGAGAAGGCCGTCACCATTGTAAACATGTCATTGCCCATGATCTCTGTGATGTAATCCACACGCCCGGATTCTCGCCATGAATAAGCCTGGTAACACTTGCCTTTAAATATAAAAGGAAGGTTTGAATCTCCATACCCTGCTGCTAATGTCAAAGAACGATTTGTATTCCAATCGTACCGGTCCCTATAAATTGCCTGCCGTGTGTCAGGGTTCAAGTTGTATACCCTGAATGTTCCAGTGTTTGTTGAGCTGTAGGGATACCTTACAATATTGAATTCTAGCGTCAGAGGATAATTGATCTGCTGAATTTGTCCATCCTGACGTTGAATACATAATTGATAATTGCGTCCCCATTTAACTGACATTATTTCAATTCCCCCAGGGAATAAATCCTGGCGTTAATGCGTTATAACCGGGATCTAGCCTTGATTCGACCTCAGTGATATCATCAGCATCTAATAAATAAAGAGATGCCCTTCTTGTACTAAAATCATTTATAAATAAATTCTCGTACCCGTCGGTGGTATCAACTCCCAAACTGAACGGTATAACTCTGTTAAAAGCACGCAGAATATTTGGATTAACAACTAAACGCATATTGTTTATTACAAACGTGCCATAAGTTAATCCAAAGAACCATCCTTGATTGTCGTCCATGTAGGTCAAATAAAAGTCAGATATGATCGTATTGTCTGGCAATATCAAATTCATTTTCTGGCTTGGTTGTGCTGTTATGTTATCAATAAGTGTCATAGCATGGGTGTTACTGGTTGCAAGGCCAATGTTTGAAACACCGGACTTGTCGTCGGAAATATATTATCCACGTTCACCGCTTCTGTGGGTGTTGTGTCTGGTACGGCTGTCACCCCGGCAGTCTGTCCCGCGTCTACCGTTGTCGCAGTCATGTCGGTAAGTCTGCCAGAAGTGGCATCTGAAACCATTGACACATTGGTACTTGTTACCTGAGATTGTGCTGGTACCGTGGTGCCCGTTGATGTCGTGTCTGCTTGCGTTGTGTCCGTACTCGTTTGTGTTCCCGATCCAGCCGTATTTGGGCTTTGAGTCGTGGGGGCAGTCGAAGTACTCACCACCTTGATCTCTTTAAAAGTCACTGTGAACCGGCTCATAAACCGGCTATCACCCGGCTGCATCGATCTAAAGTTCTCAACGACATAGTTTGTTAAAAGGCCATACGGCGTTTGGATTGTAACCAACTGACGATTATTCCTCATGTTCAAAAAGAAATTAAACGCGGTCTGCTGGTTTGTCTGGACTGTGCTTAAGTCGCTAATTAGAGAAGAAAGGCTCTGCACATTGCTTATCACGTCCGCAGCCTGAGCCGTTTCTTCTGCAATGGATGAGTAGACTTGTCCATCCTGGGCATTGAATACAGGAGAAATATCACTCAAAGCGGATAATACAGATGCAACATTCAAACTAGAAGAATCATCGGAGTTCAGAACATAATTTAATTCCCCCTGAAAACCTTTAAGCGTAAACCTTATTGGCTTTAAGGCGATATGATCCTGAATGGAATAGTTCTGCTCAACAAAGTGATCCGTTACGTCGCTATCTACAACCATCTCTTCGTCGTCGATGATATTGAAAACAAATCCAGAAACGCCCAAAGGCGCATCGTTTGGAGATACAACAAATCCATTGACCACGCTGCTAATAAGATTTGCTGTGGACTGTATTGATGATGCTAAAGATGAATTAAGATTTAAATTTATTGTGCCCATTTTAATAATTACCTAAAGGGTTCTGATCACTGGCTGTTTGCAATTTTTCCTGATACCAGTTATCGTATGCCTTCATATTGTTTTCTGCTGAATCGCCGTTTATCGTGACGTTGTTGTGCATGGTAATATCCTGACTGTTATCAGTGTTACCTTGCATTGCCCCATAAATACCGCCCCCCACGATGCCCGCTAGTGCCCCTAAAGCGAGAGGGTTGGTCAGTAATGCTGGCAAAGCTGCGATTAAAGCGCTCCCGGCAATCCATGCCATGCGCACAGCCATAACGCCCATTATGCCAGCTATTGCCCCCAAGAGAGGGTACAGAACTTGTGCTTGGTCTAAAAATTTAATCATTCCGTCTAATCCTTTAAGGATATTGCCCACAAAAGAATTCTCTAAAACCGCCCCGATATCAGTTATTAAAATGCTAAAATCATAGGTGGTCTGGTGAATCTCTTTCCAAAAGTTCTTCATTGAATCCAAACTTTTTTGTGAAGAAGTATACGACATGTCAATTGTGTCCAGTAATGGAATAACCTGGACAAGCTCCTCTGGAAGGCCGAATTTAGTCAACATCCACTTTTGTTCGGGAATCGACATACCTTTTAATTTGTCACCTATAGCGGAGAGCACAGTGAATGTATCATTGCTCTTGGTCGGATCAATTCCAAATGCCGCAAAGAAAGCGCCACCTTCACCCGTGCGCTTTAGATTCTCTATTCGGTCCTGTAAGCCATTAATGGTGCTTGCCATTAGGCCAGATGAAAGACCTGCCTTTTGCGCGGCCAGGTCCCATGCCTGCAATTCTTGGGAGGATAATCCGGTTAAGGCGTGGAAATTGTTTAATGCGAGAGAGGTCTTATTGGCGGCTTCCATGATATTCTTGATGCCGTCTAGGATACCTCCTAGGCCAGATGCGGCCACGATCGATGAAAGGTTGAGGTCACCAATATCATGGATAAAATCACGGAGCTTAGTGGTGTCAGCCTTGAATCCCAAATTTACGAGCAGCTCACCTATTTCCATTATCTCTCATCTCCGCTGTTATTTGATATGACATTGCTTCGTAATCGCCCATGAACTTCTCGTATTCCAGCGCCGTGATCACATCGTCCGTCTGCTCTTTTAACACTTCTCCTGGCTTGCATCCCCAAACCTTTGCCAGTTTTGCCTTGATCAAGGTCTGCTCTGGCGCGGTTATCTTGGTTTTTGGAATTCCTTTATTTTGCTTTCTAAAACCGAGAACGACGAAATAAGGCTTGCGAAAAAAGGGGTCAGGTTATATTCCAGCACCTCCTTTAGGACAATCAGATAATCGCGCCTATTTTTCTCGTCCTCAAAGATGTCATTATTAATGAGCTTGACCTTGTTATAGGTGGTACGGTCCAGGCAAGGCTTAAGCGCTGCTTTGATCGCCGGTGATAATTTAGCCCTGGTAAAAATATTCTTTAAGACATTAATGTGATCATCTTTACTGGTCACGTTAATGCCCTCGACTTCTTTAAGTACCGCATCCAACAAAACATCTGCTTCTTCAAACGAGGCCATCGTGATGTCCAGTTCGGCCCCTGAACTGAGGTGGATAATTTTTCCCATTATTCTATGCTCCTGGTAATGGATATGAATTTAAGATTCCATATCGTCACGGCCTGTTTTGTTTCTCCGCTCTGATTTTCCAATACTTCCGGTTGTTTCTTGAAAGAACCGCCCTGGCCTAAATAAACTATGGTCGTTACAGCATCGCCACTTCCGTCACCAATGATCTTGTCAAATTCAAGCGTCATCAAAGCGAATGTGGCAGGGTTATTATTATACGACGTCAAACGCGCGTTTAAGAACTTGTCATCCGCACACCCGGACAACAGGCGCATTTCTAACTCACCATTTAAACCTTTGGGCATATAGGCGATAATTGCATTGCCGTCCTTACCCGTTGACTGATTGGACAAATCATTTGGGAAGGTTATCTTGGCATTGTCCTCGTCGGCAAATCCCGTGATGAGGCGGCCATCTATTTTTATTGCGTCGGAACTCGTAACATTGATCATGTTTTTTGTTCTCCTTTTTATACGCCTCTTACGGCATTATATTAACAATAATAGGTACGCTATGAACCGCGCCAGCCTGTAAAGCCGCTATTTGAATAGTCGGTGAAACTCTCCCGGCCTTTATACTTGCCAACTGTTGAGCAATCGGCGCTGCGTAAATATAGAATCCGTACTGTAGAATATTGCTTAAAAAGTCGGACTGGTTGCCAAAGGTATAAGAAGATGGCCATTGTCCCGGAGCAATATACCCATTTGCTACGGCCTGCGTCATAACCAAACGATCAACGGATTTAAGAATAGAAATACCCGCATCCGTCTGAGGAATCTTTGTACCAACTTCTGCTAAAGCATCAAAACTTTCTACTTGGAGCGTCATGGCTAGCCAAATCTCGTTAGTGATCTCATCCATGTATTTATTATTTCCATTGGATATGCACCCTGGATAGCTGCCACCGAAATACCCATAACAATCAACCCCAGCGGTTTTGCATAGTGACCGGATTGCTGATGTCAAGGTGGGGTCAGGACCAATTCCTTGAAGCTGTTTCAGGTTCATCGTGATCGTGGTATTAGAGCCGTTGTAATTTGTTGACAACGCAAATGACATATACGAGGCCGCGAAAAGGCGAGCGTCTAGGGCAGAACTTCCGTAATACAATCCTCTGCCTTTATTCAAACTGGCTAACTGGACATTGAGCAGTGCGCCGGAAAGATCAGCGACTGATGCCGTCGGAAGCGCAATACATCCATTGCCCAGGGCTTGTACTGACGCTGCCAGGGCCACAAACGTGGAAGGATCGCCGTAATTAGTCGATATGATGCCATTGAAATAAGCATACGTTCTGCATCTAGCAATCGCCTGGGCCAAAGTTTCGCCCGTTAAGAATGGCGCAATATATAATACGCCACCACCGGCCAAGATATTATTCTGCTGCGCAAACACCGCTTCGGACTGCTGACATGTTTCCGTGTTGGTTCCAAAGTCTGATCCCACAGTTATGGAATCCGAGTAATTGCGGATAAGATCGCCATTAGGATTAGAAAGAAACGGGTCAGAGGTAATCAGGATCATATTGTTGACGTTATATGAGGGTAATCCAGTTGGAGTTAAACTTACCTCCACTGATACGACTTCTGATAAAGGGATGATATTTGTACTCATTTAAAATTCTCCTTTTAAGTTAAGCCTACGGGTTTAACGCTTGGGTCGAAAGTAACTTGTAAATCTTTGCTGGTATCGTCTGCCACCGTCAACTCAGTGATGAAATTCTCTAAATAATCCGCGCTCTTAATCTTACCGGCGGCCACCAGCACATTCAAAGTCCAGTCAAATCTATAATTAATCTCAGGCCCCTCTTGACCTGATGCATCGACTGGGCCAATCGGATTTCTGCCTATTCTAAACGCCAATGCGCTCTGCTTCTGTTGGGCATAGATGGATGCAATCGCTAGGGGAACGTCGTATCTGCGCTGGTATGCCTCTAAATTATATGACATCAAATGCACCATGATCTGCTCCAAAGAATTTACGCTTTGCTTCTCAACAAAATTCCCAGACTTATCCGTCCCGGTATAGTTACGATTAGCGTACGGCCTGCCCCCTGAGAATCCTACAATCACCCATAAGCCCTGGTCTTTGGGAAGCACATAATCCTGGTTATAAAAAAATATGCGCTCATCCTTAAGATCCATCTCACTCTTTAGGATATCCCGAATCCATAACATCGTATCGCTCTGGACGACAATCGTGCTCATTCCGTTTCCTCAGTATCGCTTATGATTCTATATTCGTAATACCCGAATGAACTCCAATTAGCTTTGGCCATATTTTTGAACTTTTTGCCACCTACCACAAATCTATCGTTTACGGCTAGTTCTAAGTCCGTCAAGGTATGCAGTAGGTACCAAGACCATGCGCGATACCCTGTTGGCAGCTCCTTGATCTGCTGGGGCTGGAAGGGCTGCAAGGCTGCCATAGATTCAATTTTAAATGGTACGGCCTGCATCCTACCTTCCACCATTGACCGTTGCATCTTTTCAAAGACCATACGTCTTAAATAGCGCATCACGGCGCCGCTTAAATCCGGAAGTCCGGGCGTTGACTCATTTAGTTTTGTCCTGCAAGCATTGATCAATTTGACCATTTCCCACCACAGTAAGTAGTAATGAAACTTTGCGCGTTTTAACTCCAAAGTCGCCTATAAAGGTTACGTCATACGTGGCATCTGGGAAAGGATTAACGCTCTCTACCGTATGCCCCCGTGCTTCAAATGTCTTTTTTATGAGCTCTAGTACTTGCATAAATTAAACAATCCTACTGGTACAACTATTACGCAATTGTGTCGTATCAATCAGTATCTTATCTGATCCTTTTTTCTCGATCGTGACCGGGCTTAACTGCGGCCAGTTATCGAAACCTCCGGTCCTGAAAGCATCTTTAACCACAGTCTCCCCCACGATTCCGAGCATCGTATAACATCCGGCCACGTTCCCCTGGTTGATCAGATTGTTAAATACCGAGGATTTCTTCTGGACATATTCAAAAAGGTGAAAACTAAGCGGCATCCAAAGGAACGACCGTTTGGGTAAATGTCGTGTCATGCTCCCAAACTCATGTTCCGCGCCGATCTCCGCATTGGTCTTGTTTGATCCCAATGTCTTGCTCGGTCTATCAATGCCCTTGTCATTGCGTACGGTGTCCATTCTGGGCTTGATAACCGATCTATTATGCTGGCTGTTCCCTAATACGCCCACTTGTGCACGTAGACGTAATCCCATAGCCTTTTGGATCAACAGGAGCCGGTCTATGTTGATATTGAGTGTCATAGTGCTGTCACCATTGCGCATTATTTTTCTAACTTCGCTCATATGACCATACTCGGTGTTGGGTTATAACTGCCTGGGGCTGACACGTTGCCAACCAGGAACGGCAATACTAAGGCAAGGTAACGCATACCATATCCATTTTGTGTGTACGGTGCCAAGATAGGGCTTTTCAGGTACCGTTCTGGTATCTGATACGACGCGTTCACCCCGCCAGCGCCCTGACTGGCCGTGGGGAAGTTAGCTTGGGCCGCTATCCCTTTCATAGAGTTTTTTAGGTTCTCGACAAGATGATAGGCGGCCAGGTACATAAATATATTGGTAATTTGAGCAAGTGAACCGTATAGGCCGGGATTGAAGTCAATCACGGCTTCATTGATTGCCCGGGTAATGTCGGATGGCTGGACATAATCAAGATCATTTGCGGGTACGCCCTCTGGTGCGTATGCAAAATCGCGATTAAAGAATGAGGAAAAATCCGCTACTGATGGAGGAAGCCAAGCCATTTCCGTACCCTTTATTAAGCCAAGTCTGCTGGTGTTTCGCCTTGGACGGTTTTCTTTGTTTTTTTGGGAGCAGGCTGGATTTCTGCATCAGAACCCCAAAGTGAAACCTCACTGGGATACATCTTCAATAATTGTTTACCGCGCTTATCGGTAAAATCAGCGACATCACCATCGCCGAAATACCATTCCTTGGTTTTCTTATCTTGATCGGCTCCCCGGATTGATCTGATAATAGCATCGGGCATCTCGATAAATGTCCTTAGGGATCTTAATTGTAGCTTCATGGCTCCTCCTGTTAAAAGTTCAAATGCAGGGAGAGATTTTACCTCTCCCTCATTTGTTGAATTCTATTTGTTCGCCTTACGTGGCCGGGGTATCGAAATATAACATTTCCAGAGATCGATACGCCAAGACACCGGTCAACATCGCGTAAGCCACATCCTGGAACATGAAATTGTTCAAAGTTCCCGGCATTGTGGAACGGATATTGACAGGAATATCCATCCTGATCGATTCCTCTTCGTAATTGTACATAGCATAACGGTTCATGCTCGACAAATACTGGGAGTTGTAATCACTCATCCCATACGCGCAGGGAAGAATCTTCATATCAGACAATCCCAAATTAGCGAAGGTCTGCAATAACCATGCCATCCTGGTGTTCAAAGGATAGGCAGGATTGAACGGTACGCCCATGCCGTTAAAATCATCCTCAGGCATAATGAAGCGGTTAGGCTTCGCGGTGCGGTTACAGTTCTTCCGGTATGCTTCATAGATCCCCCCGATAAACGTGGAGAAATCTGCGTATGCCAAAGTGCTCAAAGGATTTGTGATGACCGATGAGATATTGACATTCGGCTGGGTTAAGAGGCCGTATACATCTTTACGGTTTTTGGAACCCAAGAATGCCCATTGCTGGACACCCTGCTCCCAGTTTAACTGGCGCGATTCATGTCTGGAATTGATGACATTCCAGTTATTGCCAAAAAGGGCTTGCTCCACCTCGATTTGATTATAATTCACCGTCTTGGCCCAGGTGATGACAGGGACAGTGATAGACGAAATGGCCGCATTGACTTTGCTCAAAGATGCATTGTCGATGCCCTGGTTGATGATACCGTCCTCGAAATCACCAGAGGAATTGATGGTCAGATGGGTCAGGATATTATCCGCCCATGAACCCTCCCCGATGATCACCGGCACATAATCCGAAATATTGACTTCATAATACTTCGGTACTGTGATCAACTTCTTCATGTACGTCAGCGTATCCATTGAACGCTGTACGCCAAGGCTGGTGCCCGCGATATCACCGTTGGCGTTCTTTAATTCATCCCCGCCCCGAAGAGCGAATATCGGTTCACCCTTTGGAAAGAGGTCCGATTTCTTACTGGCATCCCACCCGATTACTGTCTTCATTCGTTTAGTCCTCCTGGTTATCGAAGTTTAAAATTTTGATTCCATCCGTCACATTGCCGTGGTTCTGCTAACTTCGTTATAGACGCCACCGGCACCGATGAACTCGATCGTGAAAACTTTACCTGAAACGGCACCAGTTGCTAAAACTCCGGTGCTCTTGAAGTTGGTATTGAACGTCACGTTGTACGTTGTGGTCCCGCTGGTAGTGATAAGGAAAATAATTGACGTTCCGTTAATCACTGAAGCTGCATTGATGTTCTCGGCCTGTGCCGGTACCAATGTAAACACGCCGCCCAAAGTC